CAATCCTCAAAGTGGACAACAGATGTTTACTCCTGGTGTAGCTCCTACTCTCCTAGCACGTGGTATGGATCTTATGCCTAGCGGTAGACAGACAGTTAGAGGTATGGGTAAACAATACCAAGTACCTGAGCGATTTATGCCTAAGACTGAAGCTGCTCCAGGCGACACCAGCACTGTTGGTGGCGGTGATGGCACTGATGGGATTAATGATATCATCCCACCGACTGTTGAGGACATCCCTAAAGAGGAAGAGACCAAACAGGATATCAATATCAACATGCCAGGCTCTCCTTTGGATCTAGCTAGTTGGGCAACAGGATTTAAGACTGCACGTAGTAGCCGTAAACGTGCCGGCCGTAGTGCACAAGGCCTCGCATCAAACCGAGTAGCTCCAACAAGAAACGTACTAGGAATTTAATAAATGTCAGCTAAAACAAGATACGATTATCTAAGTAAGTATCGTTCCACGTTTCTAGACACAGCTGTACAGTGCTCCCAGTTGACTCTTCCTACTCTCATTCAACAGGATGATGATGTAGGACGTTCAACTAATCTAAAGTTGATCACACCATGGCAAAGCGTTGGCGCTAAAGGTGTAGTAACTCTTGCATCCAAATTAATGCTTGCGCTACTTCCTCCTCAAACCAGCTTCTTTAAGCTACAGATTGATGATTCAAAAATCGGTGTGGATCTTCCAGCAGAAGCACGATCAGACCTTGATGCCTCCTTCGCTAAGATGGAGAGGTCTGTCATGGAAATTATTGCAGCATCGAGTGATCGAGTTACTGTACACCAAGCTCTTAAGCATCTCGTGGTTGGTGGTAACGCGTTGATCTACATGGGTCCTAAAGGACTGAAGCTGTATCCATTGAATCGCTATGTCGTAGATAGAGATGGCAACGGTGACATCCTAGAGATCGTTACACGTGAACGCATCAGTCGTAAACTACTTGCACCTCTCATTAACACTAGTCTTCCTGTTAACTCACCTGGTGAGGATGGAGCTGATAATGAAGAGGACGTAGATGTTTACACACATGTAAGGCGGGACAATAACCGCATGGTATGGCACCAGGAAGTATTCGATAAGATCATTCCTGGCTCCCAAGGTAAGGCACCACTTGATGCAAACCCTTGGTTAGTGCTTCGATTCAATGTAGTAGATGGTGAACCGTTTGGACGTGGTAGGGTAGAGGAGTTCCTCGGTGATCTCCGTTCCTTGGAAGCTCTCATGCAAGCACTCGTAGAGGGCTCTGCAGTCGCTGCTAAGGTCGTCTTTACCGTATCCCCCTCTAGTACTACCAAACCTCAGACACTCTCTGCTGCGGGCAACGGAGCCATCATTCAGGGTCGTCCTGATGACATCTCTGTTGTACAAGTTGGCAAGACAGCTGACTTCAAAACTGCTATGGAGATGGCTAGTGTACTGGAGCGTCGCCTTAGTGAAGCATTCCTAATTCTTAATGTTAGGAACAGTGAGCGTACTACTGCTGAAGAAGTACGTATGACTCAGATGGAATTGGAACAACAACTCGGTGGCCTATTCTCGCTACTTACCGTTGAGTTCCTTGTACCTTATCTGAACCGCAAACTTTCTGTTCTACAGAAGAACCAAGACATCCCACGTATTCCTAAGGACCTCGTACGTCCTACTATTGTGGCTGGTATCAATGCACTTGGTAGGGGGCAGGATAGGGAATCACTGACTCAGTTCTTTACTATCATTGCTCAAACACTTGGGCCTGAAGCACTGGGTACCTACCTTAATGTAGATGAGGCTGTAAAACGTCTTGCTGCTGCTCAAGGTATTAATGTACTGAACCTGGTTAAGTCCATGAGTCAAGTACAACAAGAACAGCAGGCTGTTCAACAGCAAGCTATGGAGATGGAGCGACTCAAGCAAGCACCTAACATGGCTAAAGCTCCACTGATGGATCCTACAAAGAATCCACAACTATTGAATGGATCAAATGAACAAACAAACACCAACGAGATCCCAGAGATCGAGCAAGAAAGCAACATCCCCGGAGGAAGTCCCTTCGGTTGACACAGTTGATGATCAACCTACTGAAGCTGCTCCTTACATGAAGCGCACTAAGGTAGGTGAACCCACCATCGGTCGTTCCCCCGATTTCGTTAAGACTGTAGGTCTTGGAAATCTAACCGTTATCACAGCAAATGGCAAACGAAATTACACTTAATCCGTATGAGCAAGCAGAGGGTGAGTTCTCTGCTGAAGAGCTTGATTCACTGCAAGTTGGTGAGCAACTGGCACAACAAGAGCAACAACTACTAGCTGGTAAGTATAAGTCAGCAGAGGAGTTGGAGCGTGGCTACCTTGAGCTACAGAAACGTCTCAGTGGTAAGGAAGAGCCTGAGGTAGAGGAGACTACTGAAGAGGTGCAAGAGGAGGTACCACCCGAAGAGGGGAAAGAGTCTGATCTCTATGATACTATCATGGAGTCCTACCGCACTGGTGAGTGGGACCCTGAAGTTGTCAATCAAGTAGAGAGCATGAACCCAGTTGATGTGGCTAACATGTTCCTTGAAAAGGCAGGCTCTACTCAAACTCCTCAAGCTACTTCTGCTGATATCGAACAGATTCAAGAGTCAGTTGGTGGCAATGAAGAGTACCAGAACATGATTCAATGGGCTGGTCAAAATCTATCTGAGCAAGAGGTGGCTATGTATGATGCTGTTATGGATCGTGGTGATCCTCTTGCTATGTTCTTTGCTGCACAAGCATTGAATGCACGTTATCAAGATGCTGTTGGTTATGACGGTGAGATGCTTACTGGTAATGCTCCTCGCAATTCTGGTGATGCCTTCCGTTCGCAAGCTGAACTAGTGGCAGCAATGAGCGACCCTCGTTACGATAAGGATCCAGCCTATCGTGCTGATGTAGCAGATAAACTAGAACGCTCCAACATTCAATTTTGATGAACGACACTAACATCTTCGCTAAAGAACCCACCATGTACACCGACGAATCCTACACTGTGCCTCATAACGAACGTGCTGAACTCCTCAATGGTCGCCTTGCTATGCTTGGCTTTGTGGCTGCTATTGGCGCTTATATCGTAACTGGTCAAATCATTCCTGGAGTATTTTAATGTCTTGCGGTAAGAAGGGCCATAAAGGAAATGGCACAAAGAAAAAGTAACGTCAGCTTAAAGATTGGTGTCCATAAATCACGCACTGGTGGCCTAACGGCTGCCGGTCGTGCTAAATATAACAAGGCTACTGGCTCTAACCTAAAGGCTCCACAGCCTGAAGGGGGACCACGTAAGCGTTCCTTCTGTGCCCGTATGGGTGGTGTGAAGGGACCGATGAAAGACGAGAAGGGTAGACCTACTCGCAAAGCTCTAGCCCTACGTAAGTGGAAGTGTTAAATGGCTAAGCCTGGTTTGTACGCTAACATTCGTGATAAGCGTATGCGCATCAAAGCTGGTTCTAATGAGAAGATGAGGAAGCCTGGTTCACCTGGTGCTCCTACTGCTGCTCAATTTAAGAAAGCAGCTAAAACAGCTAAAAAGAAGTAACTGACTAGAGAGGCTTGGCCCCTAGCGAGTAGTGCTGAGCCTTAATGAGTAGATGGAAATATAAATGTTCCTCGCTATCTTATTATGATCCCTCTTCTAACTACTCTGTCAGTGATCACCAGCTGGTACGGCCCCGGATTCAACGGAAGCCTTACAGCTAGTGGTGCTAGATATGATCAAAACGGCCTTACTGCAGCGCACAAGACACTCCCCTTTGGCACACGACTTCGTGTATGTCTTAAGAGGTGTGCCGTGGTGACGGTCAACGATCGTGGACCCTACGTATATGGTAGAGGTTTAGATCTCAGTAAAGGTGCGGCTGATACTATCGGTCTCACTGCCTCTGGAGTTGGGCGAGTTAAAGTAACACGTCTTAACTAACTTCATGACTACTGCTATTGCAGCACCTAAGTCTCAGGTTAATCCCTGGGACTCTTATTTAAACTGGGTAACCAGCACAGACAACCGTCTTTATATCGGCCACTTTGGAGTCCTCATGATTCCAACCCTGTTGGCCGCTGCTACATGTTTTATCATTGCATTCATTGCGGCTCCCCCTGTCGATATTGATGGCATCCGAGAGCCCGTTGCTGGGAGTTTAATGTATGGAAACAACATCATATCGGGAGCCGTCGTTCCGAGCAGCAATGCCATCGGACTACACTTCTACCCAATTTGGGAAGCTAATTCACTTGATGAATGGCTCTACAATGGGGGTCCGTTCCAACTCACAGTGTTCCACTTCCTCATTGGCATCTATGCTTACATGGGACGAGAGTGGGAACTTAGCTATCGACTAGGGATGAGGCCCTGGATCTTTGTCGCATACTCCGCACCCGTTGCTGCCGCTACGGCAGTGTTCTTGGTCTATCCCTTTGGGCAGGGATCGTTCTCTGATGCTATGCCTCTCGGTATTTCAGGGACGTTCAACTACATGCTTGTCTTCCAAGCTGAACACAACATTCTCATGCATCCCTTCCATATGCTTGGTGTTGCAGGTGTGTTCGGCGGATCACTCTTTAGTGCGATGCATGGAAGTCTTGTCACTTCGTCTTTGATTCGTGAAACAACTGAGGAAGTATCGCAGAACTATGGATACAAGTTTGGTCAAGAAGAGGAGACGTATAACATCGTTGCCGCTCATGGTTATTTTGGACGTCTGATCTTCCAATATGCAAGCTTTAACAACTCACGTAGTCTCCACTTTTTCCTTGCTGCTTGGCCTGTTGTTGGGATTTGGTTTGCTGCTCTGGGCGTTTCGACCATGGCTTTCAATCTTAATGGTTTCAACTTTAACCAAAGCCTTGTCAGCTCTGAAGGGAAGGTAATCAACACTTGGGCTGACATTCTTAATCGAGCTGGTCTCGGTTTTGAAGTGATGCATGAACGTAATGCTCACAACTTCCCACTTGACCTTGCTACACACACCGCACCTATCATTGGTTAATCATGGCACAAGCAACTGGTTTTGATCCTAAAGTCTCCTCTGTAGCTGCTGTGCAGTATGTAACCCCTACTGCGGGTTCTGCTGCTTTTGCAACTGCCTATGGTGAGGCTAATCAAACGCTCACTGAGATGAGCCCTAAAGGTACTAAGGTACAAGCTGGTACGCTTGCCGCCTGGACCTAATTGGATTGGAGGCACCTCAGAGTAGGACCTCCTTTTCTTTGGCTGAGGCCGGTTACGACCGATACCCTTAGTCATGACAGTCGGAGAGACGACATCAAAAAAATGACAACAAAAATTCTAAGCGCTTAGAGAGGACTACGTAAACAACTCTCTCTTAAACTATTGTGGCTAACACTCTTGTAACTCCTGTAGGTCGGATTAATAACACTAGTTCGACCCCTCTTGCTCTTGGTACTGCTTATGATACCAAGTACGCTACCTATCTGAAACTGTTCTCTGGCGAGATGTTCAAAGCCTATGAAGGCGCTACTATCGCCAAAGGCACTGTGCAGAGCCGTACTCTGAAGAACGGCAAAGCCATGCAGTTCATCTTCACCGGCCGCATGGAAGCGGCTTACCACGAGCCTGGCACCCCGATCCTGGGTAGTGGTGATCCCCCGGTGGCAGAGAAGACCATCGTCTGTGACGACCTTCTCATCTCCAGTGCATTCGTGTACGATTTGGATGAGACTCTGGCTCACTACTCCCTGCGTTCTGAGATCGCTAAGAAGATCGGTTATGCTCTCGCTGAGGCATATGACAAGAAGATCTTCCGTCAGATCGCTAAGGCTGCTCGTGAAGCTCACCCCATCACTGCTGCTCCTGGCCCTGAGCCCGGCGGTTCTGTGATCCAACTCGGTGCTAACAAAGAGTATGATGCTCAAGCACTGGTTGACGCCTTCTTCGAGGCTGCTTCTATTCTCGATGAGAAGAACCTGCCTAAGCAAGGTCGTACCGCTGTGCTGTCCCCGCGTCAGTACTATGCACTCGTGTCGCAGGTCGATTCGAATATCCTCAACCGTGACTATGGCAACAGCCAAGGTAACCTGAACAGCGGTGAGGGCCTGTATGAGATCGCTGGTATCTCCATCAAGCGTTCCAACAACCTGCCCTTCCTGGCTGGTAACGTGTCTTCCGTCAACGGTGAGAACAACGACTACTCCGGTAACTTCAGCACCCACTGTGGTCTGATCTACTACAAGGATGCTGCTGGTGTTGTGGAAGCTATTGCTCCCTCCGTGCAGACCACCTCTGGTGATGTGTCTGTGATGTACCAGGGTGACCTGATCGTTGGTCGTCTGGCTATGGGCTGCGGTACCCTGAACCCCGCTGCTGCTATTGAGCTGCAGTCGGCTCGCTCCTGATAAAGGAGAAAGCTAATGGGATTCGCACTTGTTGACGGTGTAGGTGTCACTACTAGTGAAACTGCCTACATGCGTCCTCCTATTGAGCCTGGTCGTGAAGGTGGTACGGTTGTTACCGTAACTCGCCTTGGTGGTGGCACAGGTCAAACTGCTGGCACTAAAGCCACCACTGATGATAACATCAACGGCACCGGCTGTACTCTTACTACTACTGTCACTGATGGTGTGGTTGATGGTCAGACTGTAGCTGCTGGTGGTGATGGTTATCGTGTTGGTGATGTGCTGTCCGTTGCTGGCACCACTAGTGCAACCTTCCGTGTTGACACTGTTTCTTATACCAACTGAGGTACTATCTAATGGCTAATCTTTCTACTGCTGCCGGTAATAACGGTGTTGCTGGTAACGTTAACTTCGCTACCCGCACCGTAGCTGGCGCATATGCTTCTACCTATGCTGACAACGGCAACCTGGCTGTCTCTGACAACCACGCTGTTCGTCGCTCGGTATCCCGTACTGCTGGTACGGCAACCGCCTCTGGCGTGTTCTCGGAGACTCAGAACCTCCGCTTTGCTTACTCTGGT